TGGATGCATCTCTCACAGCATATTGATTTCCACCTATTATAGTTCTCTCTGCATTAGCAAAATCAATCACAGCATTCCTAGCAGTGAGGAACTCTGGGTTATGAGCTATACTGAGTAACTCATATTTCTCAGCATACTTTCTAGTAGTTCCAATAGGAACAGTTGACTTGATAATGAATGTTTGTTCCTTTAGGATATCCAAATTCATAGCGTCAACATCCTCAAAGAATTTATCCAAGATGGATAAATCACAACTACCATCCATTTTCATAGGAGTAGGAAGGCAGATGAATATGTACTGCTGATCTAGTACCTCCTCTAAGGTACTAAAGGATCTATTCTTATCTACATCATAAACTTTGGTGGGTGCTTTATCTCTTACGTTCTGGTAAACTGCATTGCCAACGAAACCATTACCAACAATTCCGATCATGAGGCTAACCTGCTGAATCCTTTTATTTTCTCATATCTTAGCACACTATCAAACCTATCGTCCATACCTGTCTTGTGCGATATGACAAATACGTTAGCATCTTTTACTACAAACCTAATGATCTTAAGGAATTCTTCAGTTCCATACCCATCAAGTGAGGAATCAAACACCTCATCCATGACTAGTAAGTTTGTATTAACTGAGTTCTTATACCTTGCCACCTCCCTCCATGTAAAGAGTAAAGCAAGGTCAATCCTCATCTTCTCTCCTTCACTGAAGGAAGCATAAGAGAAGTTATCATGGATAGGAGATTGAACAGTTTCATTAAACTCCTCATCCAAAGTAAAATTGATATAAAAATCCATCATCTGCAGATACCTATTAACCTGCTGATTAATTAATGGAAGATATTTCTTTATTATCTTAGACTTGACACCACCATCCTTTAACAAACTATATGAAAAATCATGATAGTTTATTGTATCTTTTTGAATGGATAATTTTTTATATGTATCTTCTAAATTTTCTTTAAATGTTTCTAACTTCTCATGCTCAGTATTTCTATTTGCAAGTTGTTGGGTAAGTTCCTGAACTTCTGATTCCAGATCTCTGATTTGTTTCTGACACCCAGAGATACGAGTATTGTTTTTAGAAATGCCATGCGTTAGTGAAGTAATCTCCTTAGATAGTTTTGTAAAGTGATGCTCTCTCTCCTCCTCCTTTTTAATTGCCTCCTCTAGTTCTTCGTAACCAGATTGCAACTCCTTTATCTTATCTTGAGCATCACCAATGTTATTTAACCTAAACTCTTCTTCTATATCCTGCTTACAGGTAGGGCAAACAGTATTCTCTTTAAAAAATTTAGTCTTCTTAGTAATGGTTGCTACCTTATTAGACAGAGTTCCTTTTATAGTTCCCATCTTTCTAAGTTTTTCTGTAGCACCTGTTACCTTCTCTTGTTCTTTTGTTAGGTCATGAACATTATTCTCAAGCTCTCCATTTATATTAACATATTCATCTGATTCAGTAAAGAGAGTTGTAATCTTTTTATTATTATCTTCAATCCTACTCTTACCCTGTTGCTCCAACTCCTCCATAAAATTAGTCTGCATCGTAACTTTATCATTAAGAGACTCCTTCTTCAAATCTAAAGTTCTTATCTCCTCCCTAACTCCTCTTATCTTATCTTTGATTAAATTATTCATAGAAGAGAAGATCTTAATGTCTAAAAGATCTTCTATAACTTCTCTTCTATTAGGAGCAGTCAATTGCATAAAGGGAACAAAATTAGTACTACCTAAAATAACAATCTGAGTAAAAGATTTGTAGTTCATCTTTATTACATTCTGCTCTAACCACTTCTGCTGATCATTAGCAGCAGAAAATTGATCCATACATACATCATTTCTATGAATCTCAAATAGATTAGGTTTAATCCCTCTTACTACCTTCCATCTAGTCTCTGCAATAGAAAACTCAACCTCAACTCTACAATCCTTTTCATTGACTGTATTAATAAGTTGACCCTTACTAATCTTTCTAAATGGTTTATTAAACAAACTAAATGTTAGAGCATCCAATACTGTACTTTTTCCAGCACCATTTGTTCCAACAATCAATGTTGTTGAGTCTTGATCTAGATTAATTTCTGTGTATTGATTTCCAGTGGAAAGGAAATTCTTCCAACGTATCTTTTCAAATAAAATCATGGTCTACTGGTGGAATAACAATATCATTTCTAGTAATGATTGAATACCTGTAATCATGCAACTCACATGTTTTGACTACAACTTTACCGTCAACTTCAATCACGTGCATTTCAGGATAGTCTTGGTCTTCTAGGAGAAGAGCAAATCTAATAGCATCATCCTCATCTTCAAAGATATAGAGAACTTGTTCTCCATTTTCATCTGGAATTGAATAAGCACCTTCAGATTCTCTGCCTTCTACTGTAAGAATGAACATCAAACTAACTCACATGCTTCTTGATAAACCTCTTGTAAGAATTTTTGAACTCTTGATTTATCAATATCTATCTCAGCTTCCTCAATATACCTATTAAGGATAGAGAGGGTATCTTCAGATTCAAAAGCTTCAAACTCTGCTGCATCATGTAGAGCAAAGTTCTCTACTATTTTAAGTTCTGCTACATTAGCATTATACACCTTATCAATGAATTTTTCAAACTGCACTTGATCGCTCTTATGTCTAACAACTATCTTTACTATCTTATTCTCTAACTCTCTTGCATCAAATAATTGATGATCATTATCATTATAATAAACTATATGATGAAGTCTATATGGATTATTAACTGGAATATGTTCTAATGTTTCTGTATCAAATAAATGAAATCCTCTATTAACATCATTCACATCATTCCAAAACATCTCATAAGGATTACCAAGATAGTAAATGTTATCTTGCTGTGACCTGCAATGATAATGTCCAGAGAATGTCTTTTTAAATTTCTTAAATATACCACAATCCATTCCATGTTCCATCATATGACCTGGTGTAGCTCTGAATCCATTTAATTCAAGATGTCCCATACAGATAGGAGATCTTGACTTTTTAATCAATGCTTCACTCATCTCCCTATTATCACTATTAATCCAAGGCACAAGAGTAATATTACAATTACCTACCATTATAGAAGTTGTTTCTTGATATATTGGAATATTATCATACTCTCTCAATAATAAATCTATTGCATTTACGTCATTAGTATTCTTATAGTAGATGTCATGATTACCCACAATAGTATGAACAGTAATGCCCATCTTTTTTAATCTATCAAAATAATTATCTTTAGCCCATGTCAATGCAGAAAAATCAATTCCCTTCCTACTATCAAAGGTATCACCCATATTAATAATCGTAGTGATACCTTCTTTCTCAAGAGTGGGAAAGAAAACATTCTCATAAAACTTTAGGAAATAATCATGAAACAGTTTGGAATTTTTTCTGCATCCAAAGTGCTGGTCTGTAATTATTGCTATCTTCATAACTTTAATTTAAAAGCAACTGTTATTCTCATGGGACAGTTTTGATTACAATAGGCATATGCTTTATGTAATATATTAGATCTGAAATTTATTAATCTTCCTAATATAGGAGGAACTATAACATGATCTCTTTCAGATTTCATAAACTGAGTAAACCCTCCCCATGCAGGTTGCCAAGGAGTGATATAAAGAATAACTGTTCTATCTGCATCACCATCAGTATGAAAAGATCCATGTCTTAATGCCTCATGTCCATTCAAATAAACATCTACAAGTTTATAATCTTGCTTAAAAATTTTTTTAATCTTATTAAAAAGATAAGAAGTATAATACTCAGTATCCATTAAATTTTTAGATAAAAAGGGAGTATTGAAATCAAATACATCCTGATCTTTAGCAGAATTATGAATTTGCCAATGAGAATCCATATATGTATTTACATCTTGAACATGACTCAATTCCTCTTTATTTAAAAAATTATCAATGACAATAATATCATCCATCAATTACGTAATTTAGAATGGACAGCATCTTTGATTTGATTATACTCGCTATAGTTTCCATCGTCAAGAGTGTCTCTTTCAAATACCTGTTCATATCCTGTCTTCTCAAGAATTTTATTCTTAATCTCTAATTGTTTCTTCTCCTTTTGTATTCTACGTAAAAATGCGTAATGAATAATTTGCGTAAAATAAGCAAAAGGGTTTTGTGACTTTTCAGGATTGAAGTTATGAATATACTGTACGCAATTTTCAATACCATCTGATATCATATCCTCCTTAAACATGTAGTTAACAAAGTTTGGTTTGAAAGATAGATGAGTAGCAATCTTCAGGAAGCATTCTCCAATGTATCTTGGAATGCGTGGTTTCTCTTTTCCTTGGATTTCTGCTATCTCAATATTTTCCCTATGTCTAATTAAAGCTGCAAGAAACTCTTTGTTATTAACATAGTGTTCTGATCTTTTCCTCTTAGCCATAATTCTTGCAGGACTCATATCTATACTCTCTATTATGTATTAATTATAGCATCCAACACAATAGTTGACAAGGTATTAAAATAATAGTAGACTAACTCTGTTGGGGTTAAAGGGTTAGGTATCGTTGAATAGTTTTTCTAAAGATTCTTTAGCTTCATTGATAGTAGATATATATCCCATTTTCCTATTTAACTTTTTTTGTTTAGTATCAAAGTATTGATTTTGATGTTGAGAAAAAGTTTCATGCATAGCAATAGTTTCTACATCTTTAGATTCTACTAACGTTAAAACATCTTCTAAATTAATAATTAACAAATCTTCTTTAGTAGTTTTTAACCAAGGTTCAACTTTATACCCATGTATATTTCCTTTGTTTTTAATTCTTTCAATTACAACAGGATTATCTAATAATAACATTATTCTATCTTCCTCTTCAGAGCAAGATACTTTAGAGAATATTTCCTCACCTGATTTAAATTTTATTGTTGCATAAAAATCGTCTTCTATCATTTTTTTATTTGTATGGTGATTATTTCATAATTAAAATTTTCATCATTGTAGATTTTAATTCTTTCAATTAAGTGATTAAGTGTATAATTTTTTTTAGAATTATATGTACAATCATCCCCAATATCA